GGATCGTCTAAATTATTATAGCATAACCATTATAAGGATACAACAGCAAAGCCCCCAATTTCTTGGGGGCTTTGATATTAATTATTTATATAATTAAATTGCTAGAACTCGGTCAATAATCTTACCGTATTCTGAACCAACGTGAGCTGAGTCACCTGATGGTAGAAGACGGAAAGTTACTGGGAATGTTGTTGCTGCTGTGCGAGCCAAAGAGAACTGTGACTGCTCAACAGAAAGAACACGACGTGCATAATATACACGCTCAGTTGCTGATGCTTCTGAAGTAGGAGCTTGACCAACTGCAATTAGCTGACGCTCTGTTGGAGCTGCACCAAGTGCGCCTGCTTCCAATCCAAGTGTGTCAGTTGCTGTTAGGCCAGTTCCTGATGAAGCAAGAGTGCCCTTCTTCTGGCCGAACACTGCTAGAATATTTTCTAGTGTACCTTCTGCCATTTCTGTTGAAATCTGCACCATCATAGCAGACTTAAATAGCTTAGCTGTATCGAGCAACTGATCAACAGTTACTGAATCGAATGTTGGCTGGTAGCTGATTTGAAGACCGTTATTTGTGTAACCTACGTTGCGGTATGCCGCTGCTGTAAGTCCTCCTGCTGGGTTTACTGTAAGATCATTAAGAGTATCTGTGTATGATACTTCTGATTCAAATGCTGGTACGAGTGTAGAGTTATTTGCTGAACCTGTGTTAGCAACTCCTGCCTCCATGCTGTCATCGTATCCTGGAACTGTAGAATCGTCTACAGACAAGAATAGCGGTGATGCACCAACAAGAATGTTTTTTGCATTTCCAATGTTTTGTGCCATTGTTATTTCTCCTTCATTTCATGAAATTAATATATATATTTGGCTGGCTAGGCCCTTTCCTCTGTTCTAATTTTACTCTACTAGCTTGCAAAAGGCAAACTAGGCGAATCTGCCATTTCCATCTAGTATTCTTGAGTATTTTACCTCTAATATTACATCTGCTGCAAAGAATCCTTGAATTTCTTCTGATGGGGCTGTAGATGATATATCTGCTATTTGTATGCTATGAAACTTGAATTTATCTGATAGCCCCGCCCACTTGTTAACATCTTTTGCAGACTCATCCATTCTTCTAAACTCATCAGTCAGGAAGTTTCTTATTTCAATAATGTCCAGCAATTCTGGGGAATATAATGTTAATAGTATTTGCTCACAGCAAATCATCCAATTATTCTCGTAGGACATACCCACTTTGTCATAGACTATGTGTTTTTTCCCGCTCAAGAATTGATTCATTTCTGGTGCCTGCTGAACTGGAACAATTGGAACCAAAACTTCATTTAAATTTTCTGAGTAATATTCATCCCTATCAAATATTTCAAGCGTCTGTAATCTGCTCCAAAGGAACTTTCTTATTTCAAACATTGCATCTAGTTTATAATTAGCCATTTACGAACCTCGCAAATGCTGATGATGTTGCAGCTTCTGCTTCATTTGCCAGTTGATTTGGGGAGAAGCTATACTTAACTGTTTTAATTTGTGCTGGCACTCCTAATGCTTTAGATAGCGATGAATTAAATAATCTCTGAAATCCTGATTTTTTTATTGACATGTTGACTAGTTGACCAGTAAAGAAATATCTGTATGCGGCAAAGAATGAATTCTTAGTTGCCGCTCCTCCTGGTTTTCTAACAGTAACTGATTGTCCCTTTGGCATAAACACAGTATATCCATCAATATCAAACACTAGCCTTTCTGAAAATCTTGGAGCAATAATTACTGTTTTTCCTTGCTCCATTATCTCAGCCTTTTTTACAAAGACATGCTTGTTTTTAGAGTTTTCAGATGGTACAAACGATTTTGAATCAGTTAATTCATAGTTTACTTTTAAGGAAAGTCCGTCGGCTGGCATTTTTTTTAACTTAAAAAGCCTCGCCTCATTCTCTCCAATTCTTTCCCATTCATAAACATGGTGAAAAGATCTTGGCGATGTTCTGGATTTTGCATCTATGTAATCACCAAAGTCAACTTGAAGTTGATCAAATATTACATTTCTAAATGCAGATTGAAATTGAGCATTTGATGTCAACTTTGCCATCACGTTTGTTTTATAAAACAATGCTGCAGATATCTGAGCAACAGTGCTATCTTTTATTGCACCACTAGCTGGCTTGTTAGCCATCAAGCTAACTAGCCCACTTGCAGCTTTAATAGCTAAAATTTCAGATGCCAATCTTCTGATTCTCCGATCTTTTAGCTAAAGAGTTATAAGCAAGTAGTGTTCCAAATGGATCCAGTATCGGTGTTACACCAACAATTTCAAATACAGTTGGGGTTTCTGTTGGATAGTTTAGCTCTTTCCATAAAGTATTATTTTTTTTGTCTCTTATGTTTGTTATCTTATGTCTTAGGTTAAGCTTTTCAACTGTTCTAATCTGTATCATTTGCTCATTAATATACTTATTGCTGATTTCTTGTCTGTCTGAGCTTCTTGATGTTGCTGAGTTAGTAACCATTCCTTTTACATGACAGCTTAATGTAGCTGCGTAATTAAAATCTCTTATCAATGCGCCAGTGTCTGGATCTTGAATTTCTGACTGAACATATATGTCCAGAAACATTGGTAGAACAGACTGGACTAAATCCATATTAAATCACTACCATGCTGTTGACGATATATCCGTCTAGCAACTTGTCTGCATATGCGTTACCAGTTCCTTTATAAACGGCATCGTTAAATTCAAATTGCCAATCAAATGTTTTTAGACTCTTCATATACTTTTGTCGCCAAACCGTATCCTTTTCAAAGTAGTCTGCCATTAGCTGTATGCAAGCTTGCTCAACATTATCTGGAACTGTTTCCCAGCCAAACTTACCAGCAATTTTATATCTTCTATCTCTTTTAAATGCGCCTCCATAGTTTAAGTCGCTAACTGTTGGAGGAGTCATCCCATTTGCAATATATACAGTGTTGTCTATTATGCTTTGAGTGTTTATTCTTATTCCAAAACCACTTTCAGATATAATGGGTTCAGTATTCCAATTATTTATATCATTAATATTATCTACCAAAAGATAATCTTCTTCATAAAGTTCGTGTAGTTGAGATAATCTGACTGGAATTGTTAATGTATTTGATCCACTTCCGTATGCAATTTGAACATCATCATACAAATAAAAGGATTGGTTGCAATAATCTTCAATAAGTTTTCTTGCATACTTCTCTGCCATCTGTAAGTCATGATATGTTTTATAATTTGGATCAGACGGGTCTGTGCCAAATCCAAGATCTTCTATAGCTTCTGCTAAATTTGCATACGGTGTTACTACATCAGTATAAGATAGATGATAAGAGTTTGCTCCATTTATCTGATATCTCCAAACAAATTTAAACTTTCTGTTTCTATCAGTGTATGCTGTTGGAAGAACAACTTGGTATGTTCCAAAATCATTTTCTAGTTTAACTGCAGTAGTGGTTAGCAACAATGAGGTTGGATCAATTGCTGGGCTAATGGCTGGGTCTTTTGTAATGTCATACACATCTACAACGACACTGCTAGATGGGTCTACAATTTCTCCAGCCCAAAAAATCTTAGTCTTTATAGGTGAATTACTATTTACATAAATCTCTGCCATATATTAGGCTTAGTTGTAGTACTCCTGTACTTCTCTAGGTGTAGCTAATCTAAACCCTTCCTCCTTATCAAAAATTTCTTGAGCCACATCGGGCTTCATTGCTACAAATGGATGATCTCTTGTAAATGTAAAACCTAGTGCATCATATCTAGCATTTGGTCTATCCATTTTTACAAGGACCATATCTTCATCAAGTTTTTGATTTGGATCCAGTCTAGGAAGAATCTCATCTGCATCTTCTTTTGCGTTTTCAATATTCTTGAGTGTTCCTTGGTAAACTGACCAAGTAACTCCCTCTTCTGTTAGGGCTGCAATTACATCTGCTTTATTTTTTAGTCCATCGACATCAACTGCGAAATCCGCTGCCAATGCCTTTAGATCTTTGACCTTAAGTGTGTCAAATGACATGTATATACTCCTTTGGTATGTATATAAATTATAGCACTATAAAATTAAAATGAAAAGCCCCCAAAATTAATTAGGGGCCTTTCCAGCAAGTTAATTCTTAAATTAAGAAGCAACCTTAACGTCTTTAACGACAACCCATGCGTCTGCCTGCTCAATTTGGGTTCCAACACGAGTATACATTGTATATTCGATTGAGTCCTTCTTTGGCCAGAAGAATCGGTAAACAGTTACGTCACGCTTGATACCAATAACTACGTTATTAGGGAATGTCAAGTGAACGTCTCCGTGATCTCCTGTTGGAGTTGCATATGAACCAGTCTGAGTTTCCTTAAGTAGCGGAACTTCAACAATTGGAATACCAAATGCGAATGGAGCTACGAAACCTGCTGGGCCACCTAGGCCTGGCTCGTTTCCACGGATAATGCTTGAAGCGATATCCTGTGGGTTTGCAGAACCATAGTTACCCAACTGTGAAGTTGAGTATAAGTAGTCCTGGATTAGGTTTGAGCCTGCAAGGAAGCGTAGGTCTGGACGACGTTGCTTGTACTTACGTGGCATAGCCTTAAGTGCCTTGTTGAAGATTTCACGAGACACGTTTGCGCCCGCTCCAGCTACTACATGGCCATTTGCCTTTGCAATCTTAACAACACCATCAAATGCCTTGTAAAGGTTATCTGAAGATAGAGCTGTGTTACCGTTAAGGACTACGTCCTCAAGGTCGTTACCAGCCTGTGTTGCCATAAGTCTTGCAATGTGATCTTCTAGATCAGCACCTTCAATGTTGTCTTCTAGAGACTCAGTTGAAAGCTCCCAATCTAGGCGAAGCTTCTTTGTTGTGAGAGAAATCTTTGAGAACTGTACAGCTGAATTTGAGCCAGTGTTCTCTGCTTCAGTTGCAAGCTTCATAAGCTTCTCACCGACGCCAATACGATCAATCTCTGTAGTGTCAGCTCTCATTCGAACTGTACGTGCTACTTTACCGATTACTGTTGCATCGAACATGTAATCGAGGAATCTTGCGGATTGCTCAGGATTGAGCAAGCCTCCCTTACCCTCGGAACCTACGTGAATTCCGTCGGTAGGGTTTGCTGAAC